TATGGAATAGATCAACTTGTAAAAGATTATGGTCTACAAGTTAAGACAGTTTGGTACGAAGCATTTGACAACGCAGGTCAAACTAAGGTAAACTACTTGCGTAAGATGAGAAAGAATGGCGAAAAATTAAACGAAAAACCTAGAATAGAATTATCTACCATACATGCAGCAAAAGGTGGTGAAGCAACTAACGTTGTACTGCTAACAGATCTTACAGAAAATACTATGCGAAGTTATGAAAAGAATCCTGACGATGAGAATAGATTATTTTATGTAGGTGCAACAAGAACAAAAGAAAATTTACATTTAATAGAACCAAAAAAATATGAGAAAGGCTACATACTATGACACACAAAGATATATTTGAGGAAGCATTTCCTCAGTACACCCAGGTAGGCGGGAATCACTATACAAAGTTTCCCATACAACCTTATGAGTTTATTTCTAAAAACGACCTCTCGTTCTTCCAAGGCAACGTTGTAAAATACGTTTGTCGTTATCAACGAAAGGGAGGAGTAGAAGATCTTAAAAAGATTGTCCACTATTGTCAATTAGAAATGTTAAAAATGAATGATATAAAAAATAAAAAGTAATGCAGATACCTTTATTTAAACCGCAGACTGAGTGGTTACCACCAGAAAACTTTCCTGATTTATCTAAGTATGATGAGATTGCAATAGACTTAGAAACTAAAGACCCAGACCTAATGAAGATGGGGTCCGGATCTGTAGTTGGTAAAGGAGATGTAGTAGGAATAGCTGTAGCTGTTTCAGGTTGGTCTGGCTATTATCCAATTGCTCACGAAGGTGGTGGCAACATGGATCGTAAAAAAGTTTTAAAATGGTTTCAAGGTGTACTAGACACACCTGCAGACAAAATTTTTCATAACGCAATGTATGACGTCTGCTGGATACAAGCGCTTGGTTTAAGTGTCAGCGGAAAAATAATAGACACGATGATAGCATCGGCCCTTGTTGATGAAAATCAAATGCGCTATGACTTAAACAACTGTGCTAAACGATACACTGGTAAAACAAAAAGTGAAAGTGATTTATATGCAGCAGCAAAAGATTGGGGTGTTGACGCTAAGGCAGAAATGTATAAACTACCTGCGATTTATGTAGGTGCATACGCAGAAAAAGATGCAGAGATAACTTTAGAGTTATGGCAAGAACTTAAAAAAGAAATACTTCACCAAGATATACAATCTATTTTTGATATGGAGACTGAGTTGTTTCCTTGTCTGGTTGATATGCGTTTCCTAGGGGTGAAGGTAGACGTGACAGCGGCCAATCAATTAAAAAAAGAATTAACCAAAAGAGAAGAATCACTATTACAACAAGTAAAAAAAGAAACAGGAATAGACACTCAGATATGGGCTGCCAGATCAATCGCACAAGTCTTTGACAAGTTAAAATTAGATTACGACAAAACTGAAAAAACATCTGCACCTTCCTTTACTAAAAACTTTTTACAGAATCACCCCCACCCGCTGGTGAAACGAATTGCCCAGGCTCGTGAAATAAACAAGGCCCATACCACGTTTATTGATACCATATTAAAACATTCACATAAAGGAAGAATACATGCTGAAATAAACCAGCTTCGATCAGATAATGGCGGAACTGTGACAGGAAGATTTTCTTATTCAAATCCTAATTTACAGCAGATACCAGCTAGAAACAAAGACCTAGGACCTTTGATTAGGGCCTTATTTGTGCCCGAGGAGGGCCATACATGGGGTTGTTTTGACTATTCTCAGCAAGAACCTAGGCTGGTAGTGCATTATGCAGCTTTACAGAATCTCTATGGAGTGGACGAAGTGTTGGAAGCCTACCGAGAAGGCGATGCCGATTTCCACACTATCGTGGCAGACATGGCAGAGATACCTAGATCACAGGCCAAGACTATAAATCTTGGTCTGTTCTATGGTATGGGTAAAAATAAATTACAAGCAGAGCTCGGTGTATCTAAAGATGTATCAGATAGTTTGTTTAGACAATATCACAACAGGGTTCCTTTTGTAAAACAACTGATGGATAATGTAATGAGCAGAGCACAAGACTCAGGTAAGATAAGAACGTTACTGGGTAGACTATGCAGGTTTCATTTGTGGGAACCTAATCAGTTTGGAATACATAAAGCATTGCCACACGATGCAGCGCTCATGGAACACGGACCAGGGATTAAACGTGCTTACACATACAAAGCACTAAACAAATTAATACAAGGGTCAGCAGCTGACATGACAAAAAAAGCTATGATAGAATTACACAAAGAAGGTATCATACCGCATATACAAGTACATGATGAACTTGATATATCTGTTGAAGATTCTGAACATGCAGAAAAAATAAAAGACATTATGGAATCTGCTGTTGACTTAGAAGTACCTAACAAGGTAGACTATGAA